AATAAGAACACGCTGTATTTCTGTATGTTTTATATCCGTATCGTTGTTCAATGCGCCCTCTACCAACATAACAATTTAATGATTCTGCTAACTCTGTATCATCAAGCAAATTCGCATCAGGTTTATTGTTCATACCTCTTGAAAAATCTTTAAAAGTAAAAGGAGGAAGGTATTTACCCATTTAACTCACCACCCGTAAACATCTCGAACCATTTTTGGCCTTTCTAATTTCGCCATAAATACTGAGAGATCTTGTTTTCGTTGTTGGTATTCTTGTAATGCAATTCGTTGCAAATCGGTTACTTCATCAACAAATTTTGCTTTACCGACTGTATACAAAACTAATAGATCATGAAAATTTGCTGGAATCATTGGAACATCATTATCACTTGATAAATGCGGTAAAGTTGCAAGATAAATTAAATCGATTGTACCGCTAGTTTTTGGGGTATTTTGAATGGAAAGTACATTTCCTAATACCTTATACCCTGTTGAAGTAAAGTCGCTTAACGGTAGCCTATCGAGGTTTGTTGAACCATTTATTGTTACTAATTTTGTATCTAAAAAATCAGGTGGCATTGTATAATCACTTACTCCATTTACAATCGGAATGGATGTTTTCCGTTTGTATCGTGCAACAAGCGTTAAATCGTCTAGTGCTCGATTAATCCATGTTGTAATGTCTGAATTAGATAATGAATCATCATTATCTTTGATAATCTCTGCTCTTAATTCTTTTAGATTCACTTACTCACCCCCACCGTTGTATTTAATCGTCTACCAAACTCGTGTTCTTCCATTGTGGCTCTATAGGTTTCTTTTGCTAGATCCTCTGCCAATTCTTTTTGTTCTTTTTCTTGCATCCTCTTTTGCTTTTCCTCATGCTCCTGCATAACTTTTGCTGCATTAAATCCATTCGCAACATGAATTTTTTTTAAGTGTTCTAGTACTCTACTTGTTAACTCCGGAAATCCGGCTTGGGGAATCTTCATAATTGCTACTTCTAACAGTCCATCCATAATTAGGTGCTCATTTGTTTGAGCTTTATAAAGTAAATACAGGTGCGGATCATACTCTTTTAAAAGGTCTTCCACATGATAAATGTCATTTAATGGCCATCGTCTAAATCCGTTTCGTAAATGATGATTCATAAGTCCTCCATACAAAAAAAGAGAGGTAGGAAACCCTACCCCTCACTTGTTTACTTGCTGTAGCCTGTAGCTTCAGTAATGTCAGCTAGTTCTGCAAAAGCATTACGAGCATGACATACCAATGTTTCCATTGTGTATGCAGTTGCTTCATATGCTGCTTGGTTCGGTACACGAGAGAACATTGAGCCATCTTCTTCCATGAATTGAAGAGGTGCAACACGATAGATATTAATATCATCCCAGTTACCAAACCACACTCTGTTACCAGGCATGTATTTGTCCACGATAAATGGTTTTGAATCAAATTCTAGAGCTGTGTAACCTCCTTCTAATTGCATAACGTTTGTGTAACGTTTATTAGAAGTTAATAGTGCTTCATATGCTGCACGTACGCCATATGATGAAACTAAGAAATCAACGTCTTTTCCTGCAACAATGTCTGTCTCATCAACCGTTAAACGAAGTAATGCATCCGAAATAGCACGAGGTGTACCTCCATTCGCAAATCGTTGTGCTTTCCACCAAGAATATGTTCCTGGTGCTAATCCTTGAAGTGAAGATGTCGCAGAGATAATACCAGCTAACCCCATTGGATCTAATTTGTTTGTTCCTGTTACAACAACATAATCAATTGCTGCAGTTGTAACGTTAGCGCCTGAGATTGTAATAGTTGTAGCAACACGATCAATTGCAGTAATTGAACGACCAGTTACTTTTACAGTTGTACCATCAGAACCATCAATGATATCAACAATTTGACCAACAAAGAATGGTTTCACTGTATCAACGTTTAAAGTTGCTACGTTTGAGTTAACTGCAGTTGTTGCTAATTTACCTGTACCATCACCGAAGAAAGCACGAGAACGATAGTTTTTAATATCAGTAGTAAGTCCTTTTACCTCTGATTCTAATGCACGAAGGTACGCTGTTTTATCTTTCTTTGATTGTTCAATTGTATGAACCGTTACTTGTAAGCGACCAGCAACCATTTTTGCATTACCAGTAGAAGCTTTGTATTGTTGGTTACCTGCAGTAGGTAAAGTACCACCCTCAGCTACAGATCCAACCCCTGAGTTACGACCAAAGTGATGTGGAACTGAGAAGTTAGCCCCATCACCATCGATAACCTCAGCTTTCTTTTCAAGTTTTGCTAGAAATGCATTTGCATTATTTACTTGCTCACGAATTGTTGGTAAATAATCTTGTTTTAAAACATCTGCTAATGTAGTTAAAGTTGTTCCTGCCATTTAAATCACTCCTATTCGTTTGTTTTAACGGAATTTAACCGTTCCATCGCTCTTGCTCTAGCTTCTTCAAAAGTTTTCGGTGGAGAATCTTTTACGACTCCTGGTGTTCCTGTTCCCTCAACCTTTGGCGCTTTTTTACTCGCAAGATATTCTTTAATTGCTATGTCTTTGGCATTCGCTAATTCTTCTGCCATTTGATCATGTCGTAGTGCTTTGTATGCTGCTTCAAAACTTGGGATATTGTGCTGCACCATGTATTCCTCAAGTTGATTAGCTTCAATTCCCTTTTCTGATGCAAATGTGGATAAAGCTTGTGTGAACTGTTGATAAACTTGTTCTTGTTGCTGTTGTTGTTCGAGCTCGTCAGCTCTCTTTGCACGTTCCTCTAATTGTTCGATACGTTGTTGAAATTCGGGATTAACGCCATTTGCCTGAGCACGTTCAGTAAGTTCAGCTTCATGTAGTGCTTGTTGTAACTCTTCAAAACTACCAAAACCAGATTGTTTTAATACTAGTTGAAGTGCTTGATCGTATTGGTCGTAGTTCCCATATTTTTGTGATGTTTCTTGTTCCCATTTCGCGCGTTCTTCTGCTAATGCTTTTTGGGTGCGCTCTTCCAAACGCTTAGCAAACGCTTTGCTATTGTCTAAATCATCTGTTGGTGGTTCTCCTGTTTGGTCTACTGGTGGATCTTGTGGACCATCTATTGTTGGTTCTGTTACTTCAATGTCATCTGCTGGTGTGGAATCGGCGAAATCTCCACCTTCAACGCCTAAATCAGCAGAAAATAGTTGTAAATTCATTTTCAATCCAAATTGTTTAAACATGGTATATCCTCCTGTGAGCTGGCGGTTTCTCACCTTCAACGCCATAGTTTTTTGTGACCTCACTCCATTTCCTAGTCACCCGTTGGCCCCACTTATATCTTCGAAACAGCCACTTCCCATCAAAATAAAAAAGCACATCAACGAGTTAAATCGTTAACATGCTTTATGTTGCTATTTCCCAGTCATCCATTAATGTTTGCTCTAACACTTTATACAAAATGTCTTTTGTTTCAGTTATTTTAGTTACTTCATCATGCAAAGGATTATGGCATTCAATGTTACCGTCTTTCAATATCCAGTACATTTCCCACCCTTTGCGCCTAACTGGAATACCACGAATTAAAGCAGCATAAAAGATTTCCTTGAAAGGCATTTATTTAACCTCTATGTCACAATTTTCATTTGTAGCAATTTCCCAATCGTATTCAGAGATATGACTAATCGTAAATAAAATATCATCTGTATCTGTAAGAAGAAGAACTTTTCCTTCTTTAGTGAACATCTTAATATTTCTTAGTCGTGGATCATACTTCCAATATCCTCTCCAACCTCTACGTTTAACAGGTGTTCCTCCTACAAAAGTAGAAAACAACTCCTTAAATGAGTAACCAAAGAAATGTTCTCCCATCGGCTCTCCTGTTGGTTCATCAGGTACTAAAATTCTACCCTCACTGACTTCTTTTTCATAAGTCTTTTCACTTTCGGCCATTATTTACTCTCCTTTTTCATCATTCCAATTTGATGTTGACTAGCCAATTTCTTTTCCTCTAAATCTAGTTTTCTATGTTGTAATGCGATATTCTGCTCTTGGTTTTGCTGTTCTTGCGCTTGTATCTGGGCTTGTTGGTCTGCTTGAGCTTTTTGTTGCTGTTGCATTTGTTGTGCTTGAGCTTGTTGCTGTGCCATCATAGGCGCTTGAAGTGCTTGAACATGCTCATTTACATGGTTATCAATGACTTGTTGTAACTCAGGTGGTAATTTATCGTACTCAGCCGATTTACGGAACAAATTATGAT